TGTAATTCATCTGACAAGGTGCCGCCCGGAGTACCTCTGTCTCCTACTGTTCCAAAGGTACCTCTATCATATACAACACCGTTTCCTGCACTTATGAATACTTTATCTTGTGTTAAAGACCTTTCAGCATCTGTGAGACCTCCCCACGGTGTAGTTCCTAGGCTTGCAGAATAGAAAAAGTTATCTTGTGTTGTTGATCGAGAAATACCTCTTTGTATATCATTTACCCAATATGCTATGCCTTCTGCTCTCGGTTTTCTAAATAATCCGTATCTAGTACCTAAACTTGTACTAAAAGCATCATTACTCTCGTATAGATTCAATATAAAGTCTTTATCCGATAGTACTGCTTCTTTTGTCGAAGCCCAATTATATTGTGCTTGAAATTCTGCATACCAGTCATCCCAAGTATATGTTACTCCTGATCCGCTTCCGGTACCAATTAAATATGTTTTGTTAGGCGTTAGAGATCTTGATGAATCAGTTTCTGTGCCGTTTGCTTGTATCCATGCTATTGGCACTGTACTGTAATTTACGCTACTCCAGAATACATTTTCCCAAGCAGTTCCATTTTTATTGTGTACACGTATGTACTCATCTGTCCAATATGCGATACCGGCAGCATCAGGTAATCTAAACAGTCCATACCTAGTACCCCAATTTTGTGTTTGATACTGATTGTTTGAATTATAATATGGATATACAAAATCAAAACCTTCTAGTGCATCTTCTTTAGATATTCCGTTTAAGTAGGAGGTTCTAAATTCGTTGTACCAGTCATCTAAGCTGTAAGTTCCGTCTGATAGATCTTCACGTTGAATACCCGATATAGTAAATGGCACTTGTGTACCATTTGTTACATTTGTGGTTGTAAGTATGAAACTAACAGTGCCGCCTTCGTTTATACTTGTTGAACTAGGAGTAACTATATATGTTGCTGCTCCTGATTCTGCACTACTGTCATTAATTAAAACAGATGTTCGTGCTAGATTATTATCTAATGCAAGTTCAAAAGTTTCTACACCTTCTGTTGCAAAATCAGCTACAACTGCAAAAGTTTCTATTCCTATGCCATTGTTGTCAATGGTAAAATTGCCAGATAAACTACCTGACACTAAATCAGCAGCACTAATGCCAGTGATAGTATATGGCACTGTACTTCCTGTAGGAACATTAAATGTGCTTAGTGTAATAGTAAATGCAGATCCTTCATTTACAGCAGATACACTTGGAGTCAATACATATGTAGGTCCACTTGTCGGTGTCTGGCCTGTTAGATCAACATTTGTGAATACACCAGGAGAAGGAACACTTACATCTCCTGTGGCTCTAAATAGTGTAATTAAACTTCTTAATGTCCCGTCAACATTATTATCCACATTGTTATCGCCAACAACATCATTAAATTCAATTCTAAATGATATTTGAGTTTCACTTACTGCTCTTGCTTTTACTAAAAAGATATTTCCTGCATATACACCGCTGTAAGATCCTGCGCCAATTTTTGTGTATATGGTTTGATACGAACTAGTTAAGCCAAAATTACCTATATTAGTTCCGCTTCCGGAAGATGCGGCAGTTGCAAGACTGTTAAATCTTACTATACCTACTTCGTTTGTCAACGCCGCCCAATCTAAACCCTTAGGAGTACTAGCATTTGTATTAGATGGATCAATTCTAATTTCGCCGCCTGTATTAAAATAGTGACGTCTTGCATCACTACTGCCAAAAGTAACAGTAAACTCGTGAAATATTAAACCATTCCAAGTACTTGTTCTTGTCGAAGTGACTGCTGTTTGAGAGCTTGCTTGGCTAGGATGAACATTACTTTTGTCGGTTTCGACTTTACGCATTAATGACTCAAAATCTGATATACCCTTTTTTGTTCCTTCGGGGTCAGCTGACTCTAGTCCTTGATCATTAATTATAAATGAAGTTTCGTCTGCAACTACGTTTTGATTTTCTAATACAATTTGTATTTCTGTAACACTAGGATCACTTGGACCAACTTGATGAATCCTAGCTTTTATAATATCAACATATAAATTATTTAGATTATCAGCATCAATTAAATCTCCGGGTAACACTTGAGAACTTTGTATAAGCTGTCCATACCCGGTTGTACCGGAGCCATTACCTAAAATTAGTTCAATCCTTGATTGTAGGTTATTAATTCTTGCTGCGGTAACTTCTGCCATGACGATCCCTTATACCTTTAGAACACATTCTACTAGTTTTTCACCCTCGTCAAAGTTGTTCTCTAATGCAATGCCAACAACTGAACCTCCATTAATTGCTGTACTTGCACAACCATTGTCGTCAACATATACAGCATCGCCTTTTGCAACTGGTCCAATTACTCTTACAGGCAATCGTCCTTTTAAACCAATGTATTGTCCGGCAGCTTCACTATTCATCATAAATGCAGGGTCAGTAGATACAACTCCGATAGCTGTACAACCTTTAGACACTGCTTCAACTTCATGGTCTGTATGGTCGCATACACAAACTACAGTTCCTGCTTTTAACTCTTCGCCAGTTGTATATTTTTCTGCTAAATCAGCATACCTTGCTTGAGTAGCAGTACCTTGGAATAAATTTGCTGACAAGTTACCTGTTGCATCACGAACCGCCACTGTATTGTTAGATGTTCCTACAGATGCTGTTCTATAATTGCCGGATCCATCATTTAAGGAAGCAGCTTTCGTTGCAACTCCAACAAAACTACTTGCATATATATCATTCCAAGTTAAAGATGCACTACCTAGATCGTAGGTATTGTTAGTAGAAGGATTCAAACCTGAGCTAGTAAGTGTAGCAATGTGTGTTTCTACGCCGCCGCTATCTGTTGCTTTAAATTTAATCTTACTATTCAAGCCTGTGATATTTGAAATGACAGCTTCGGTTCCATTTTCTACAAGTATCTTTAAATCTTGGCTATCACCTACACGTATACCTGCATCTGGAAATGATACCAAAGTTGTAAATGTTGGATTAGAAGTTTGTACAAACTGATTTGCAGCTAATCCTTGCAACCTGTCAGAATCAAGGGCAGTTCCTCCAAAACTGTGGCGTCCAGTTGTAAATGGAGTATAAGAAACTACCGAATAATTTGGCACAGTGATACCTTTATAAATGGTACTATATCCTGCATCAATTAAAGATGTTTCGCTTGCATTTAACACAAAATAGTCAAAGCTAATTATAGAAACAACGTTATCGTTTACTGTTGCTGCAATTATGCTTCTAGTCGCTCCGCCGTTATCTAACACTTCACGACTTTGCATTTGTGTAACACCTTCGCCTGCGTTTTGTGGGCCTATTAAAACAAAAGCAGTGCCATTGTAAACATATAATTGGTCGTTGGTATTATCCCACCAAAAATCACCGTCTGTAAGTCCTGCAGGTTCGTCCGCGCCAACTTCAGCGCCGCCTGTAGTTCTCCACTGTGTGCCGTCGTAAAATTTTAATTTACTATTACCGCTATCAAACCAAACCTGGCCGCTTATAGGCCTAGATGGTTGATTTGCACCGCTAAAATTTTCTAACAAAAACAGGAAGTTTTCGTTTTGTATTTCACCGTAACCGGCATAGTTTTTTCCGATAAATTTAAGATCTGTTGTTTGATCTACTGTACCGTCTTCTACTGTTGTTAACAGTGTATTATTATATCTATCAATTTGATACGCCATTTTTGTCAAGCCCCTAAGTAATATACTTATTTATTCAATTATGGATATGCAGTGTCACTAACAAAATTCCATGCAGCACCATCTGAAGAAAAAGTAATAAGTTGTCTAGATGGCGAAAGTGTAGCACTACCAGATGCAGTAGTATTTGCTACAATATCTTGTACAACTGCTCCTGTGCCGCCGCCTGCTAGATCAACTTCTATAAATGATTTTTGTAAAACTCCTGTATTGTTGTCCGCAACCGATACGTTGATACCGCTAACAGTAGCACCAGAATAAGATGTTGCGTGTATTTTAGCTGATTTACCCGCATTTTCTACTGCGGCAGGATATAAATCATCTAAGTATGCAATTAAATTAGAATATAGTGTTGCGCCTGTACCCAACCCTGTAATATCCATAGAAAACACAATCGGTTCAGTAGCAATTTGATTGTCTACATAAAACTTTGTAGCTGCATCTTGGTTTTGTGTAGGATCAGCCAACCCTGTGATTTTTTGACTATCTGTAACATGAATATCGCCAGCACCGGTAATTAAAATTCCTCTGCCATCGATATCTACATCATTTGCTATAAAATTAAGTGTAGTTGCACTTTGTAAAGTATTATTAACTGTGATTGTGCCATCAACTTCTAGAGAAATCAGTGTGCCTATCCTAGTTAGACCAAGTGCAGTATCGATACTAGGATCAATAGTTGTATTGGTAATTTTGTCTATACCGCCAATTTTATAAGTTGAACCGGTAGAAGTTAAATTTAGATTTGAATTAGATGTCCATGCATTATTTGCATTAACCCACGTAAATGTTTTGTTTGTAGTACTAGCTAATACTGTTAATCCTGCGCCGTCAACTGCTGTATCATCGCCATATGAACCGCCTTTCACATGTGCAAGATCAATATTTTTATCCTCAACTAGAAGTGTTGTTGTTTCAACGGTAGTTGTATCGCCTTCAACAACTAAATCTCCAGTTATTCTAAGATCACCGTTTACATCTAGAGTGTACTGTGGTGTATTTGTAAAAATGCCTACTCGTTCGGTTGATGCATCTATATACAACGCATCAACAATAACTGCGCCGGATGGTGTGGTTCTAACACGCAAACTAATATCATTATCTAATAACTGATTTTCAAAATAAAATCTCGGTCCAACAACTTTTTGAACATGATTTTGTGATAAACCAACTGTTAAACCACCTGAGTTTTGAATTGTTAATGTACCAACAGTTACTCCATTAGCATCTGAAGGTAAAAACTGGTCGGCTGTTCTAGTAACTCCTGCACCTGTAATAAGAGCATTAGCACCACTAGCAGTTCCATAAAATCTAAAATTAGCACTATCAATTACATTTATGCCTTCATTTATTATACCATTTGGATTGTCTTCTGTTACTAAACCTAAAATCCTCTGACTATAAACGGGCGTAAATGTTAAACTACTTAGCACAGCAACTAGTTCGCCAGCAATATATAAATTTGCTAGTGTTCTTGATCTAGATTGAGTATCGAGTATGCTTTCGATTTTAAATCCACTTACACCTTGTGATTCTGTATATTGTGGTCCAACTAAAATTAAATCATTGCCGTCGAATGCATAAAGTTGATTTTTTAAGTTATCTATCCACAAATCGCCTGCAACCATTTGCGGTCTAGTATTTTGCACATACGGACCGCCGCTTGCTTTCCATGTAGTGCCGTCATAAATTTTTAATCTTTCATCCGACCTGTCATACCATAGTTGACCTACTAAAGGATTGCTAGGAGCAGAAGTGTTAGCAAAATTTTCTAATAATTTAATAAAATTTTCATTAAAAAATTCTCCATATCCGGAATAATTTCTACCAACTAAAACAAGATTAGTAGACGAATTGTCAATTTGTCCATCAATTAATTCAGTAAGTAATGTTCCGTCTGTTTTGTTTAGTTGATAACTCACTTTATTCTCCAGTATAAATTATGTAGTTTACAGATAAAAATGGATTCATAGTTTCTATTGGTTGATTGAGATCTCCTGTAGTTTTTACGCCGCCGCTAGCAGGAAATGCTTGAGTGCCTCCCGTACCTGGATCTATTGTAAATGTAATTGCTTCTTCATCAACTGGTTCGCCGGCGCCTACACGCAATCCATAATATTGCGTTCCCGATGGCGCTTCCATATCATGTTCATGTTCGGGTAAATTATCTGTGTTGATTGTGCGTGATTCACTGCCAGCATTTCCGCCTATTGCATCCGCTGCAATATCAGTTACCCTATTAGCAGGCTGTCCGCCCATATTGTCTAAACCTAATGCAAATCTTCCGCGTAAATCCGGAAGCGCAAAACTGTTTACTCCTTCATCTGATAATAACGACGAATCTTTAAAATTAAATCCAATTGCGTTAAACAATGTTGTATAATCTGATTTTAGAACCTCGCTGCCATCACAAAACAACCATCCTTCAGGAGCGTTTATACCCCCATATGGCATAATTGATCCTGGTGGAACTAAAGGAATAGTTTTAAGAAAGTTTCTTTTTGATATCCTATATACGCCAGTTGACCCGGTTTTTACATTTAATAATAATTCATCTGCATTTGACGCATCAAATGTTAGATCTTTGTTAGCAATAAAACTGTTGGCAACCTGTATATTGAAAGTTTTACTAGTGCCGCCTGTTTGACCATCAAATTCAAAACTATTATTTTCTACATCGCCTGATACAGAAAATGTAGTTGCACTTGATAGTCTATCTGCAGAACCTGCCCGACCAGTGACTGTACCACTCACATTACCTTGTACATTACCTATAAAAGTATTGGCAAAAATTTGATCATACTTATTATTTGTTGTTCCTACATTTCTTGTGCCAGATGAATCAGGAGCAATATTTCCTGTTTGTAATATTCCTCCTATGTCTACATTGCCGCCAACATATAAATCTAAAGCAATGCCGGCGCCGCCGCTGGTTATTATAGAACCGCTGTTTATGCTTGTGCTATTATTAGCACTAGTTACGTTCAGTATACCGGATTCAGGCTTACCTTCTCTAGGTGCTATTGTAATGTCGCCTTTTACATCTAATTCTGTTTCAGGGGCAGTGGTATTAATTCCAACAAAGCCCTCAGAATCTAGTCGCATCACCGTAGGTAATCCAGTAGATGTTTTTAATCTAAAGTCAATATTAGACCCTACAATGTTTTGTTGCAAAATTACTGCTTCATTTTCTACAGCAATCTTTAATTGATTTCCCGAACCTACTGATAAACCTTCATCATTTTTTACTATCAAAGGAAAACTTGTTTGGCTTTGGGCATTTCCTCTAAGGAAATTTATTGCAGGCACAACTTCTTCACCCACAATAAGTGCCTCTGCTTTTTCAGCTATGCCATTATATTTTAAAGTGTCATTAACTAAAGGCTGATTTGTAATATTCATACCTGCCTTTATACCTTGTCTAAAACCCGGAATTACTGTTTTAGGAACAAAATCGCTGTCTGATATAATTATTGCAGGTTTATCTTTAATTTTTACAGTCAATACTGAATAAACACTATCATTTGATCCTATAATGTTTTCAGATTGAGTTCCTGTTAAAAGTCCATCACTAAATTCTGGACCAACTAAAACCCATCCTGTACCTGTGAACAAATATAATTGCTGACTTTCTGTGTTTACCCACAAATCGCCTGCTATACTGTTAGATACTTCTGGTTGTGAAGGAGATTTTTTAAGTCCTCCACTGGCTGTCCAGGTTGTACCGTCATAAACTTTCAGTTGATTTACACTTTCAGAACTATCATACCAAAGCTGTCCTTCTACTGGACGCTCCGGAGCACTACTATTTGCAAAATTTTCTAATAGGTGTAAAAAGTTTTCTGCAATAGCTTGTCCATATGAAGTAACATTACGTCCAGGTATAGTTAAGCTAGTCTCATCATTTAGAGTAGCATCTTCTACTATAATTGTTCCTTTGTTTACAACATCTGTATAACTAATTTGGTATGCCATATTTTTATCCTGTCAAACTCTGTACTCTAACTGTGTAATCAATTTGTATCAAGCGGTTAAGTGACTTTTGCACAGGATGGAAAATAACATGAGTAATCAGTCTGCCAGTGCCATCAGGACTATAACTTTTCAAACCTAATTCATCAAATACATAAACATCATTTGTGTTGCTTGCTGTATCGAAAGCTTGTTGTCCGTCTGGTTCTCCGTAGTCTAATAAACAGCTTACAAGAATATCAGTATAGTTTGTACCGCTTAAATGTCTTGTTTCAATTTTATTTCTTGTAGGATCTGTATTGTTTACACTAGAATCATCTACAACTTTAGTATAAGTTTGATTGTAAAGTGCTGCATTTGTTCCTGTAGAATTAGGAGTAAGGTAAGTAATTATGCCTGTAGGATCAATGTTTGTTCCGCCATTACCAAAACTCATCTCGTATATAAATCCTTCACCTGCATTTGCAAGGCTTTCAGCTAATGCAATACTCATGTTTTCATAATGGATTGCATTCCTTTTATTCACATAAACTTCTTGGGAAGTTGGGTCAAATATTTTAATATGACCTTGTACTAATATTCCATGATTTTCTTGCATTATACTATCCAAATTATCCTATACTGTATTTATTAAGGTTGTTCATATGTACCAGCACGTAAGAATCTTGCTATTGAATTTTGTGAATTTCCTAGCATTTCATTGTCTTTAGTCCATACTTGTCCTTGTCTTTTTATTACTGTAATTCTTGAATTTTCTTGTGGAACATTCAACAACGTTATTGTGTTATTAACTGTATCAACACTAAATTCTGCTGGTAAAATTATGTCTCCTTCAGGACTAGTTAAAGCTTTTGTTTGATCAAATACAGCTATTTCATTTTTCCTTAAACGTTTGCCAGCAGCAAATACTTCAATTTCATTAATACTATCTATATTGTACCCTATCGTAAACGTAGTGCTTACTCCATCCGCAGTTAAATTTGCAACTAAATTTTGATCTTTGTAAGGCACAGTTTTATCTTTATTTTGATTAAACACTTTTTGGCCAGCAACATGAACTTCTGGCACACCTGTACCTAGTGTACCTCTTCTTATCTGGCGCAATGTATTTTGTTCTTTGACAAAATATTCTATTCTTTCGCCATTAATAAAAATAATTCCTGGAAGATTTTTTCCTTTATCAGGTGTTGGTAAATCTTCTCCGTTTTGCACTTCTATTCTAAGGTCGTTATATGCCAAATCTTGGGCTAATACTGTAGAATGTGCATCTAATCTCTTGTAGTGTGTTCTGTTAAGAACATCTTTAAACTGTCTATATGCGAATCCTTCTACTGTAAGATCTGCTGTAAAATGAATTATTTCTATCGTATCATTTTCGTTAGGAATATTTACTAGTCTTAATCTCATTCTGTCATCAGTAATAAAATAATCCACACTAGGTGTTAATAACTCTCCATTTTTGTTAACCCAAACATATTGTGCATCAATAGCAGGAGCTCTTAATTGTATTTCGCCTGCAGTTAGTCTAAGATACGTGCTTAATTCGGTATCGGTAATAAGTGTTTCTCTTTTTACCACATCATATTGTATTTTTTCTATTTCTTTTAAATTGTGGTTACTAAATTGTGTAACATAAATGGTTGCATTATTGCTAGGAATATCTTTAAGTGTAATTTGGTTTCCACTAATAGTGTATTCACTCTCTGCTATATTGTAAATTTCAATCGTGTCCCCTGGTTGTCCATACTCGTCTCCTAATATGATAGAACTATTAGAAATATCTAAACGCCATTCTGTTGGTGTAAAAATTTGTTCTCCGTTTAAGAAGACTAACATAGTTTGCGCATCTAACGATCCTGCTGGCTGTTGGAATAATTCTAACTGATATTCTCTTTGGTTGTTTTCAGGTATAACAAATTTCTTACTATACCCGCTGTTAAGAACTTTTTGATCAACTCTAACAATAGTATTATGTTCTGTAGGAAGTGCATAAAACGGCGCTTGTCCTAATGTAAATGTTTGTTGACCGCTTGTTGCTACAAATTCGTCAGTAACAATTTGACTGTAATTAACAGTTTGGTTATCTGATAATATTGTGTAATTTAATGTTTGGCCAAGTGTTGCTGGCTCAGTAAGTCTAAATGCTATTCTATTGTCGTCTTCAACAACTGTTGAATAATTAAATAGATTTATTTCTTGTACATCACCATTTAGAGTAACACTTAGAGCAATGTTGTCATTGTATTCGTAATCTATAACAAAATCATATTGCTCTTGCTGTGTTATCAGTAATTCGCCACTGTCTATTATATTGGTAGAAGTTGTTTCTTCTTGCAGTACAATAGATAGAGTTTTTTGAGGTTCAACATCCAACGTCAACTGTTTTGCTGTCCAGTTTACATTGAATTCTGATTTATCTAATAATCTGCCATCATATTTTACAAGTATACTATCTATGGTTCCTGGTAGTATATCAAAATTGTAAGTAAAGGTTTCGGTATTTGGTGGTATTCTAAAGTTTTTACAAATTATTAATCCTTGATTACCAGATTTTCTTGTATAAACTTTTAAATCTAATGTGTCAAATACAGATCCTGGCACTAATTCTTCTGTTTTTGCTCTAGAAGTAGAAACAAACAAATCACCGTCTGTAATTATTTCTTCTGCATTTATACCTGCTGCTGTAGTATATGCTAAATCTCCACCTTGTAAAGCACTATCATAACTGTCTAGATCAGGAACGACACTACCGTCACTTGTAATTTTTCTTACAATTAAAATGTCTCCGTCATTTAGAGTTATTCCTAAATTTTGTGTTTCGATAATTTTAGTTGTGCCATCACCTGTAATGCTATTAACTATTGCATAAGAATTTGTATATGTACCTTCATCAAAATTAGGATCGTCTATTCTTACACCGTTTTTATATAAATTATAAACTATATCTTTTTCAAGAGGGTTTCTGAGTTCTACAGCAATTGTAGAGCCATCAGATACAAAAATTTCATCCTCAAAAGTATTTTCATATATGTCCCACGCATCTGTGTACCACGGCTGACTATCCCAGCCGCTAGGTCCGCCGAAATCAAAACTCTTAACTTCAACGCCGCCATAATCTATGCCTGTCATCAATTGATTTAGGTCTTTACCGAACATATTGTCTGCAGGATTGTATGCAAATTTTATTCTATCTGCAGCATCTAATAAACTTAATGGTTTATAATATTCTATCCTGACTACAGCAGTTGATACAGGCGGTGTGACAAATGTAATTCTGCCTTGCTGGTAAGTATAATCTTTTACTTTTTCAATGTTACTAGCAGTATAAGTGCTTCGCAACATTTCTTGATTATTTACAAATACTTTGATTTTATTTTTATTTAAATCTAACGGCCATTTAAGATCAAAATTAACAT